AATAATCCCAAAAATCTAGGATGCTGACCCTTAGCCACACTAAAACCGTCATCAAAAGAAAGACCACGAGCATTAAAGTTATTATAAACCAATAAACAATCTCGTTTAAAATGATAGGCAAATGCTTCATTATATTTCTTCCAAGCCATGTAAACATCTTTACCATCATTTTGCATAAGATTTCCCACCCACTTTTTACTGTCTGCCAAAAAGTTTGCGATAAAGAAACCCAAAATTTCTTCTTCGTTATATTGTTTACTAAGTTTGTGAAAAAAGTATCTATCATTTCTTTTTGTAAAAGTTTCTAGCTTAGAATTAATCTTACCCTCATATTTATGGTAATCATATTTATCGGTTGTAAAATGAAGTTTAAGAGCAAGGTATTTTTTATATACTGCAAAGCCGTCATACATATTATACCCCTGGCAATTTACCTTGTTTAGGTAAAAAGTTTAAATCTTGTGCTTCTATTGAGATTTTACTTTTTAAGTTCTTAGATACGATTGGTTTGATTGTAGATAGATCAATCTCATTCTCATCACAATACCATATTATAGCATCCATGTAAGTAATCTTTTTTTCTTTAACTATCTTCTCTATTGTATTATAAAATTCTTTTGAGTTCATATCATTAATATATCATACTTTCACTAAAAGGTCAAGCTCTATATGTCTTCACCGTTAAGTAAATTACCATTCATTCTCATATCAAATGTAACAAACAATATACACTTGCTTGGATCTGTTGGTGTTTCTGCTACTGCAATTGTTTGGAATTTATCATTTATATAATATTTTATAGCAAATAAGATTTCACCGTCTTCATTAGCATTCTCTTTACCAAAACTTATATTGATAACTACAAAATTATTATCTTCGATATACTTATCAACTGTTGCTGGTAAACCACATAACATTGGCATATTCATAGTAAAAAAATCATAGTCTTCAATATCAGCATAACTGATTGTAGACCATAATAGTGTCAGTGCGATTAAGATTTTTTTTATCATTAGCCCCTTTATGATAAAATATGGGCTGTTAGTCTTCTTGCTTGATTTTATCTTTATTTTTTTTCTTGGTAATATTTATAAAAATCAGTAATGGACTCAACTAATTTACCATCATAATCTTTTCTTTCTCTTACCATGGCCTGTGCTGTACCATCTTCACAAGCAATAAGGATAACGATTTGATCTATGCTTTTACCGTAATGCTCTTCATACATTTTTGCATAAGCAGTTGTTTGTATAAAGTAGTTTTCACACCAAGCTTCTTGTCGTTCTTTATTGGCTGTTTTAAAATCAATTACAGACAACTTGCCATTGTATTCACCAATGCAATCTACTTGACCTGCTAATTTTAATTTTTTACTACACATAATTGTTTCAAGCATGTGTATATTGTTAATCTGATCTACATAAGGTTTTAATAGTTTGAATAATCCTAATGGCAATACACCTCTCACTGTAGGAGTTTCGCCTTTCATATATTGTTCAACTAATGTATGAGCACCTTTACCTCTACGAGCAGCTCTAGCCATTTCATAATTGGCAACTTCTTCACCAATATTAGCTCGCCATTTCTGGATGCCTTCTTTTGATCTAATAGATAATACGGAAGTTACAGACGGATAATGTTCACCATCAACTTCATAAAATCTTGTTCCGTCTATATTCTTACCTTTTGTTTTAGGTAATTCTACGCTACTGTCTAATTCGACAAATTTAAATTTATTGTTCATAATATCTCCAATATAACATGATTTAACATAATTGTCAAGCCTTTATGTAGACCTATAATCCATATAGTGAGAGTTTATCTTTTCAGGATCACTTCTAAGAGCGTCCCGTTTACTCTTTCAGTTAGGATCGTAAGTTTCGTATTTGGTTTTACCGTTATCATCACGGTAAGCTCTTAAAATTTGTTTACGATTTTCGCCATCTGATCTATACGAACAATGTATCCACCCACTATTAGGTTCACCAATATTGTGGTACTCCAAAATCAACTGGTCAAAATCCAGGTTTTCTGCAATGTATTTACATAATTCAGCGTTACTCAATCCATACACCTCGAAATCGGCCGCCTGGCCCTTAGCGTGCTGTGAATTGACACTTGAGCCTATGGCTACACACAATTCAGGACTACGATACCCACTAGATACAGAAACAACTTTACCATAATGGTCTCTAACTTTTTGTAGTATGTTCTCGCACAGTTCTTTTAAATTATTCATATGGTCTTCACTAGGGTTATTACTAATACCCTTACGTTCAGCTGTTTGTGAAGCTGTCATTTCTTTTAATGAAAAATTGTTTGATAATTTCATTTTATCCTCTTGTTAATTTTAATATTTTATCAATTTGAGCTTTAATAATAGGACCTCTATTAGGCCAATGTATGTAAGGCTCGTTACTCTTACTTAAATTGTATAAAAATGGTAATATAACCTTTTCTATATCTTTAAACTTTTTTTGTACATCAGCACTTTGTACTTCTTGTGTAATAGTTTCTTTTTCAGCAACTATTTGCATAATTTCATTCATCATACTTTTGATTGATGATACGTCTGATTTGACTTTACTTATTTCTAAGTTTGAATTTTCAACTAATTTAGGGTCAATTGTTGGCTGAGTATCAGTTGCTGGCTTTGAAGACACGGATGTAAATCCAAAATCTTCGCTTAGGTCAAAGCCTCGCATATAATCTGGTATATCGTTTGCCATTATTCTTATCCTTTTTTTCTATCTGCTATTCTTTTTTTGTTTTTTATTAATGCTTGCTCTGTTTTAATTTGTTTGATACTTTTTTTACCATACCTTTGAGCAAGTTGTGAAGTAGGGTGTGCCTCTGCAATTCGGGACATGTTTTCTTTCCAACCTTGATCTGAACCATATGAGATACCTTGTACTCCCCCTACAATATTTATAGCGGTTATAACTTGTTTGATGTTCTTATTTTTAGCTAGATATTCTTCCATTTCAGCTATGGTCATCATATCAGTATGTTGTTTACCTGATCTTTTATTTTCAAATGTGTATAGTGGCATTATTTAAAGTTCCTATCTTCGTTTTCTCTCGCTTTCAGCAATATATATAATGTAATTATTGTTACAATAATCCCTAAAGGTAATAGTCCTATCATAATTGCCAGTTATCAGCCATTTCAGTTAATTCTTTATTTCTTAGACCATCCCTCAAAATCTTTTCTTCATCAAAGGTAAATGGTCTTATCATATTTAGACCTTTACTTAATCTCTCTTTTTTCTGCCTTTTAGATTCTTTCAAAGAAGCTTCTAAATGTTCTTCATCTTTTTTCATTATAAGTTCTCTATTGCTGAAAGTTTATCTTTAGCTTCTGCTAATATAGCAGTTTTCTTTTCTGCTGTATCAACAAAATCAATGTGTTCAGCAACACCCTTAGGGTCTGCTAAAAAGGTTCTTAAATCTGCTTCAGCAACAGCAATATCACCTTTCAGTTTTCTAATTAACGCTTCTCTTATCATACTCTTACCTTTTCTCTTTTAAAACTGCCTTTACCTTTTTTAGGTTTAACAATTTGTGATTTATATTTTGAAGTTCTAACCTCTTTTGCGATAGGGTTGGTTTTAAATATCCTATCAAAATTTTCTTCGTAAGCTTTATTACTAGGCCTACTTCTACCGTCCCATTTACCTGGCATTGATACCCTCTGTATACCACTTAGGTGGTTTAGCTGGTGCTTTCCAACTAGCAAATGATTGTTTTTTTTCTATATAATATTTTCTGTAAGAACCAATAACGTCACCAGGTATTTTACATTCGTCTGGCATTGCTGGTGTTGGATCTCTACCAATTTTATTTACTGGTATGTTTTTAGGTGGGTGTTTTAATATTTCACCTAATTTCTGTATTGTCATGTGGTCTTTTGTATGACCATAACGCAATTTAAATTCTTCATTCAAAGCAATCATGTGGTTATATAGCCAACTGTAATGAAAAACATTTTCCATAATCCATAACGTACTAGGGTGTTTAACATGACCTGCTAAATATAAAATTTTATCTAAATTAGGATTAGGGTGTGTCCATCTTTTAATATTACGGCCAGTTTTAGTTTTACCATAGTATTCTTTACCATCTAATAACCTGTGTGCTGTGGATAACATCTGTGCTGATTCAACAATCATTTTTACAACATGTTTATCTATCAACATTTTAGCTGATATGATAGGATCTTTATGTACATAAAAAATGTTCATTAGTGTATTAACTTTCTAGCAACATAATCTTTTAAATTGTACTTGTCTGCTAATTCTATCATTTTATTATACCACAATGATTTAAATTCATCATTCATAGCATTCTTACACGCTTCAGCTAAAAGGTGTAATCTTTTAATCTCAATAGGCATTGCTGCTTTTACATCATATATCATAATATCTCCATACTATCATCATTTTTACTTTTTGTCAAGCTTTATTTTACTATCATTTAGTATTGATTTTGTTATAGGTTTTGACACAATATCGCCTGGTTTAACAGGTATTGGTCCTATACTGAATAATGTAGCACCAAAGCAACCAGGTAACAGAATCAACAGCAATAATAGAATACTAACTCTTATCGTTCCAATCATATATTTGATCTAATTTCAATTTAATTTCATCTGGTGACATATCTTTAAAATCACCCATTGTAGCCACCATTTTTTTATAATCTCTTTGTTTCTTACCTAGTTTTTTTAATCTCTTTTGTTGTCTATTTAATTTATCTGTAAGGTTTATTTCTTTTTGCAATTTAGCAGATTTTCTAGCCATTCTCCATTGTCTTAATGATATGTTAGCAGCTATCAATAAAAGTACAGCTAAAGGGTCAAATACAAATATTAATATCAATATGACAATACGAACAGCCTTATCAAAATTATCTTCGGCGTTCTCAC